CTACATCGGAACCTTGACGGTGACCTTGCGCGGGCGCTGGCCGTTGCCCTGAACCAGCACGGTGATGATGCAGCTGTCGCCGGACGGTTGAACGGAGAGCAGTTGCCCCCCGGTCTTCTCGACGACCTCTTGGGCGGCATCACTGCAATCGCCTGCAATTCGCACCAAAAGGTTGTGCGAATTGTCCGGTGAGGGCGACGGTACCGCCAGCCAAACGGCCAACGCTGCGACGCTCAGAGGAGAGGCCATGTGCTATGCTTTCGATGGATACCAACTTGGCCCGACTATGTACTCACGTGACCTGAATGGCAAATGAATGCGTTGTAATGCAGCGCATCCGAGGCTGCGTTCCGTATGTATGGATGCAATATGTCGTGGCGAAAAGCGCGGAGGACCGCGCCTTGCGCCGCCCACTCAACCGTCCGCCTCAAGAGCCTGACTTGATTGCGGATTTGGCGGTCACCCGGCCGTAGACCGCCAGCAATCCGCCGAGCGCCCCTGCTATGTTGACGATCGCATCGACGATCAGGCCGCGGTCGCCCGTGGCGATATCCACACCCGTAAAGTGCATTGCCGAGGCGAGGATTGCCACCACTGCTCCCCATATGGTTTTCGAGCTGTACCAGTTCTTCAGATCACCCATGATCATCTCCTTTGGTTGACGTTTCATAGCGACAGGACGGCATCCGCCGGGAGCCCCAGCGGAACGCGTTCGCCGATCTGCCGGATGCGGATTGCAAGACCGCTCTGCCGTTCGCCGAAATCCCCGATCTCGTCGGCAAGCGCATAGCGCCATTGCGGCTCCTCGACCTCCGCCGTCCTTACGGCGCCGGCACCACCCAGCACGTCGACGCGGTAGCGCTCGAACGGCTCGTCGAGCGGGATATCGGCGCCGATCCAGCTGTCGGCGTTGTCGCGGCCGCGCCGGATCCAGGAAACGATTGTGTCGCCGTCCGCCGTTCGCAGCCCGCGCAGGCGAACGGGTGAAAGCGGCGTTTCCGCGCGCATCCCGCCCTCGAAGACGAAGGGACCTGCCTTTTCAAGCGAACCCGCCGTCTCAGCGATCCAGTTCAGCGACAGACCCATCTCGTCACGCCCAAGCGACAGCGGCCGAACGGCCTCGTCGAGCATAACGGCGGCGGCACCGGCAGGCGCGCCGGCGCGCATCGCATCATCGGTGCCGGCGAGCGCCCGGAGCAAGCCGCTCAGGCGCCAGCGGCCGCTTTCGATCTCCTCCGCCTCGCGGAAGGCCAGCACCTCCCAGACGCTGTTTGCCGCCCGGATCGCCATGCGGTTCTCGCCGTTCAGCACCGCGATGTCGGCAGCCGACGCCAGTTCGCCATAGGGCAAATCGACGATAAGCGGTTGCGAGCGGTCGAAACGCCCCGTCACGCCAGGCCCGAGCGCTGTCGCAAGCGTGCCGATCCTTGCCGGCCGGTCGATCAGCACCCTGCCCCGATATCCCTCCGTGGTCGCCGAGGACGACAGACCGACGCTGCGCCACGGCTTGGCGTAAACGGCGGCGCGGGCGAAGCTCGTCGGCTCGCCGCCGTCGAAGCGCGGCAGGTCCATGAGGTGGACGACAGGCGCGAACAGGTTCGACGCCGTTCCCCCGTTCTCGCGCCCATCCGTCGGCGCCCGCAGTGCGCCACCCGAGGTAGGTGCGAATTCGCGGGCCTCGATGCGGCGGGCGTCGTCATCCTCGATGCGGGAGACGAGGAAGCGGCCGGCCGGTCCATCGGCCAGCGCAACGACATCGCCCGGCTGCACGCCAATCTGCCCCGGCGGCAGCGACAGGCGCAGCGAGCGGCGGGCGATTCTGACGTCGCGCAGCAGCGCCTCGGCCGCCGCCAGCGCCGCCTCTTCCGGGATCACGCCCGCCAGATCCTGGCTGATCACACGGCTGGTCGTCTGCGCGACGCGGTGCGAACGGGCGCTTGCCTGCTCGTAGTCAAGCGCCGGATTGGCGAAGGTCAGCACCGCTTCGGCGGCGAAGTCGCTGTCGTGGCCGCGGATCTCCTGCCACAGTGGCTCGTCCTCGCGATCGACAAGCGTATCGACCAGCAGCACCGGCAGGCTCGCCCGTCCACGCGAACGAAAGCGCAGCAGCCCGGCGTCCTCAAGCACATCGATCTGGAAGGCCTGCAGCAACGGTTCGATCAGGCTGCGGGCGGAGGTGATATCCCCCTGGATATAGCCGCTCAACTCGCCGCTCACCTCCGAAACGTCGAAATCGGCGAAGCCATGGTCGCGCAGAATGGCGGCGATGATATCGGCCAGCGTGCCGCTACCAAGCCTGCCGTTCAGCCAGTGCCCGGTACGCCAGTTGTTTCCGTCGGACCAGAGACCGCTGTTGTCAGGGAAGGCCGGATAGGGCCGCGCGTCCCATGACCAGACGAACAGATGCGCGGGATCGACCATGCCCTCGGGCGCGGCCTCGCCTGACCACCATTGGTGATGGGCTTCTAGAAAGCGGCGCTGTGTGCTGTCGGAACGCATGCCGTTGGAAAAATACGGTGCGCCGCTCTCGATCGACTTCGGATCGGCGAAAACGTTCGGTTGGTTGGCACCCTTGTCGACCGCGCCGCAGCCGAGCTCGGTGAACCAGACGGGCTTGCTCTGTGGCACCCACGCTGTCGGCACCTCACGCTCGGCGCCGCCGACCCGCTCGTAGTGCGGATTTGCCCACCATGCGGCGATGTCCTTGTAGCGGAAGACCCAGGGCTTACCGGCTAGGCCATCGGTGATCGGGCTGCGCTGGCGGTTACGGCGGGCGAGGTCGTCGGCGTAGTACCAGTCGAACCCCTCGCCGGCGGTGATCATCCTAGTCATCGCGGCGCGATCGTCGGCGGTCCTGAAACCATCCGGGCTGGCGCTGGCGAGATCCTCGTCGCGCCAGTCGGAGAGCGGCATGTAGTTGTCGATACCGACGGCGGCGATATTGGGCGACGACCAGAGCGGATCGAGGTGGAAATAGACGTCGCCGCTGCCATCTGCAGGATGATAGCCGAAATACTCGCTCCAATCGGCACCATAGGTGATCTTCGCCTGCGACAGCAGCGCCTTGACGTCGGCGGCCAGCGACACAAGCGCTTCGACGAAGGGAAACTGATCGGCCGCGTCGCGCAGCTGTGTCACTCCGCGCAGCTCCGAGCCGATCAGGAAGCCGTCGACCCCACCAGCAAGCCGGGCAAGTTGCGCATAGTGCAGGATGAAGCGGCGATAGCTCTGCTCGCCGCCGGTATAGGCAACCCGTCCGGCCGAAACCGCAAACTGGCTGGCCGTTGCACTGCCGACGAAAGCCTGCAGCTGGTTGCGCGCCGCGATGGTCCGGTCAGCGGTACCCGCCTGCCCCGCCGCCGGATGGCAGGTGACGCGGCCGCGCCAGGGGTAGGACGGCTGTTCCGTTGCGCCATAGGGATCGACAAGGCCGTTGCCCGAAGGAATGTCCATCATCAGGAAGGGATAGAGATAGACTTCGAGCCCACGCGCCTTGAGATCGGCGATCGCCGCCAGCACGCTGGCGTCGTCAGGCGTGCCGCCATAGGCCGGGCCGCCATTGCTGCGGCTGACCAGACGGGCTGCACCGCGATCGATACCGGAGACCGACCACGGCCGGCTCTCGTCGCTGCGGCTCGCCACCTCGACGGCAGGCAAGACGCGGCACTCGCCGGCGCGCAGATCGGTGCCAAACCACGAGACGACAAGCGCGACGCGCTCAAGATTGGGGCAGAGCGCCGTCAGTTCGTCGAGCGATACGTCCCAGTCGGTACTGCCAAGCAGGCTGTTGCGGTTGAGAATGCGGGCGCTGCCGGCGCCGGTGCTCTCCGACACCTGCGCCACCTGATAGCCATGCTCGGTGGAACCCGGAATGATGCTGACGGCCCTTATGCCGGCTTCCAGTTCGCCGACCGGCCTGACCACCTCGAACTGCAGCAGCGGAATGCGGTTGCCGTAGACATCGAGCGGCAGGCGCTCGAAGACGGCATAGGCGAGACCGCGATAGGCCGGTGCGTTGCCGGCGCCCTGCTTCGCCTCGATCAACGGATCGGGCTGCTGGTCGTCGTCGCCCCTGTATACCCGCATCTCGATGCCGGTGAGATCGATCTCCTTGCCGTCGGCCCAGACGCGCCTGACATGGCCGATCGGCCCTTCGCAGAGCCCGACCGCCAGATTGGCGAAATAGCGAAAGCTCTCGACCCGGGTGCCGCCGGAGGCCTTGCCGCCGGATCGCTCCGTGGTGACCTCCTCCTCGAAGCGCGTCGCCCAGATCAACGTGCCGCCGATGCGCACGCTGCCATAGGCGCGGCTGATCGCCGTCCCCTCGTCAGCGCCGGGAACGCGCGCCTTCGAGAGGTGAGCGCCGCGCACCGTCGTGCTGCCGTTGATCAGCGCATGATCGATGACGCTGCCGGCCAGCGCGCCGGCCGCCCGGCCGATGACGGCTCCGACCGGGCCGAAAACGCCGCCGAGCGCCGCGCCGGCGGCCTGCAGGAGAAGCGTTGCCATCGGTCTATCTCCCCGGAAAACGGAAGGCGGCCGCGACGCGGCGACGCCAGCTTGGCACCAGCGGCGAGGCGATCACCGCCGCCTGCTCGTAGGCATGGATGAAGTGCCGCTCGCCGCTGAGAATGCCGGCATGCTTGGCAGCCATCTGAGGGCGCCAGCGAAACAGCAGGAGATCGCCTGCTCGCGCTTGCGTCAGCGGCAGCGGCGGCCCGAAGTGCCGCATAGCCGCGTCCATCAGCCGGTCCTCGCCGCTACGCTCGGCCCAATCGGGCGCATATGATGGCGGCAGTTCTGGCTCGCAGCCGTAAAGCTCACGCCAGATGCCCCTGACGAGGCCGAGGCAATCGCAGCCGACGCCTTCAAGCGATGCCTGGTGGCGATAGGGTGTGCCGATCCAGCGCCCGGCGATCCGCAGGACGTCGTCCGCAATGTCGCTCATCTGAACAGCACGCTCCCGTCGTGAACACTCTCGCCGTCGGCATAGGTGTAGGCGAAGTCGGCGCCCGGCATGTGCGGGAAGCCGCGGAAATTCAGGTGGTTGGCGAATTTGGCCTTGCAGGTGGAAAAGGCCTTGTCGCAGCCGGCGGTGAGAATAACGCGATCGCCCGCCTGCGGCGCCCGGCCGAGCGGCAGCCACAGGGCGACCTCCATGAGATCGTCCACCAGCGCATGCGCCTCGATATCCAGCCGCTGCCCGCTATTGTCACCATTGATGAAGGTCAGCACGCCGAAGCGGAAGAACCCATCGGCGACCTCACGAACGCCGGAGAGCCGCAGCCGGCTCATGTCAGGCACCGAGACGACCACGCCCTCGGCGCGCATCGCCGGCTGCGTCAGGTCGATGCCGCACCTCGTATCGCCGAGCGTTGCGTCGCAGCGCCTGCCGTAGACACGGCCTTGCGGCTCGCCCAGCCGGCTGGCAAAGCTGCGCAGCTCGGCCTGGAAGCGGCCGGCATCGCGGCTGACCTCGCCGATCTCCTGCACCTTCAGCAGGATGTGCTGGTCCGGCGCCTGCCAATTGACCAGGAACACCTCGACCCGGGCGCCGTCATATCGGCCGCGTGTAAGATCGTCCTCGGTGATCGCCGCGCTGGAAAAGCCGCCCGCCACCTCGCTGGTCGCGGCCGGCAAGCCAGCCTCCTCCTCCGCCTGGCTGGCGGAAAAGCCGCTGGCCGCCTGAAAGATCGTGCCGGCGACATCGAGATCGTGATCATGCTCGGTGAAGCCGAGGACGACGCCATCGCGCCGCGTCACCCGCCAGGCATGGCAGACGGTGGTCGCGTCGGCGTCGAGATGCGCTTTGAGCGCCTGCGGAACCGACCTCATGGGATGATCTCCGTCAACGGAATGGTGGGAATGCGGCCGGCGTTGAAGGCCTGAAGGTTGATGTCGATCCGCCCGGTGGCGAAGCGGACGGGCACATCGAACGCGAAGCCCGCCGTCACCGACGCGCCGTCTGGCGGAATGGCGTCGATAGCAAAGCTGACGATGCCGGTCGCGGCGTCGCATGCAAAGGCCGACGGTGGCTGCGGGAGCCCATCGACGGCAATGACCACCGAGCCCGCCACCGGCTTGGCGATCCGCCTTGTGCTGCCTGCGGCCGCATCGCCATAGGTTTTCACCAGCGGAAACGCCGCCTTCATGCCATCGCCGATGCCGATCGGCTGGTCGCCCGGCGTGATGGCGGCACCCGGCCGGGTGGAGGTCCAGTCAACCGGATCGCGAAAGCGGAAGCCGTAGAGTTCGCCGCTGCGTGCCTCGAAGAACTCCAGAACCTCGTAGAGATCGGCCACCGAGCGCAGGCCGGAGCCGGCATCGTAGCTTCGCCGCGCATCGCGCCAGCGGCTGTTGCGGTTCTCGCGGCCGTTGGAAAGGTTGACGATATCGGTGCGCCTCACCGGGCCGCCGCTGGTCGATAGCGACAGGCGCAACGGAAAGCGCACGTCGTGAAAGGCATTGCCCATCTCGACCTCACAGGTTGCGCTGGCCACGCATTGCCGTGCGGGCGAGCATGGAGGAAATCTGCGCCTCGCTCTTTTCGAAGCTGCGCGCATCGGTGGCGGTGACGTTGAAGACGATCTGCGGCGCGCCGCTACCGCCCGAGGCCGACACGCCGAGCGAGCCGTCGGCGCCGCGCTTCAGCGGCAGGATCGCCTCGCTGCCCGCCTCGCCCATCAGCCCCATATTGCCGCCCATCGGAAAATAGGTGGGCTGCGAGACGACGCCGCCATCGGCGAAGGGCAGCAGCTTGCCGGCATTTCCGAGCAGGCTGGAGGCCGCGCCCGAAAGCATGGTTTCCAGCGGCTTCAGCCCGGCGGAAAGGGCAATATCGGTCAGCCGGTTGGCGAGGCCCCGCAGGACGTCGTACAGTCCCTTGCCGCCGTCAGCGGCACTGCGCAGGGCGCCCGACAGCGCCGAGCCGAAGGAGCGCGAGCGGCTTTCGAGATCGTCGAGGGCACGCCGCAGCGTCTCCGCCTGGCCGCTCACCGCCGCGAGGTCCGTGTCTTCGTCTGCCATGTCGTTTGCCCTTCGTCAGGTCGCTTCCTTAGGCCCTTGGCGCATCCGGAAAGCGGGCCATCAGCCCGTCCAGATCGGCGCGTGAGACCGCGGCCTCGCGCGGCACGAGGCCGCCTGCGGCTGCGTGGAATTCGACGGGCGTCATCGCCCAGAAGCTTTGGGGAGGAAGCCGCAGCAGGCAGAGGCCGATGTGCAGGACGCGCGCCCAGGGGAAAGGCGCCTGTCCGCGATCGGCGTCACCGCCCGCTGCGGCTAGAGGGGGCGGGCAGAGGCGTCCGCACCGGTCCCGAGAAAGGTGGCGGTCAGGAGATCGCCGACGACGGTGGCATAGCCGCCCAGACCGCCCTCGACATCGGCCGCCGCCACATCCTCGTCCGAATAGAGATTGCCGCCGCCGCGCAGGCCGGCGCCGATGATGCGGATCATGTCGGCCGCCTTCAGGCGACCGCTGGAGAAGCGCTCCGCCAGACCGTTGAGACTGTCGACGGCAAAGGCCGTCTCGAGCTCTGCCAGGGCGCCAAGCGTCAGGCACAGCACCCGCCGCTCACCGTCGATCACCGCCTCGATCTCGCCGCGCCGGCGGTTGGCCCGCGCGCCCACTACCGTCGCCCCGGCCGCCCCCGGCATCACGGTGCCTCGAAGGTCAGGGCGCCGGCCGATTCCAGCGCCAGCTCGAACATCACCTCGCCATTGTGCTGGCCGGAATATTCGAGCGCGCTTGCCTGGAACGGACCGCTGACGGTCCCGAAGCCGGGAATGACGAGCTGCCAATTGAGAATGGCGCCGCCGAAAAACGCATTGCGCACCAACTGGTCAGAGGCCGCATCCTTGAAGATGCCGGCGCCCGAGACCGCCGCCCGCTGCACGCCCGCGCCGCCCAGCAGCTCGCGCCAGCGTCCGGCGCTTTCGGCATCGGTCACATCCACCGTCTCGGCATTGAAGGCCACCCGCTTCGATCGCAGCCCCGCCACCGTCTCGTATCCCGTGCCGTTGAATATCTTCAGCAGCAGGTCCTTGCCCTTCTGCGCCACCATGGCCTCATCCTTCCACGAAAAAGGGCGCCCCATGGGACGCCCGCCGATGTCATCGACCTGTCACTTTCAACCCTTAAGTGAAGATTTTGCGATCACGCCGATCGAACCCTCACCATCCGACACCACGCC